CTCCTGCATTGGTATATACCGCCATACTACACGCCTCCTTTCAGATTCTGGATCAGGATCTCATCCACGGCCAGGTCCCCTGCAGGGACTTTTTTTGCCACCAATATCAGCTTTCCAGCTTCCGTCCTCCCCCGTATATTGGCCTTCTGGGCCGCCGGGACCGAATCGAACGCATACCCGATATGCACAATGCTGTCGGCCTGGATCGCCGCATTTTCGATGGTATAGGTCAGATCCTTCCAGCCGGAGGCCGGAATCGTAATACCGGTTATCAAACTCCCGGCTGCCTTTTCTGCTGTCCTCCGGTTAAACACAGTATTATTAAACAGCTGCTCGATCACCAGTCCCATGGCGTCTCCATCTGCGACCGTTTCCCTATCCCATTTTTGAACCTCCTCCGTAAATACCGGAGGATCCTTTCTCTCACAATTTGCCATATGCACGCCTCCTTAAAAAACCTCGTCCATATCGAAAATCAGCGGGATATCCTCATCCTTCCCTTTTCTAAGAAAAGTGCGGTAAGCGATCAGATCTCCATCTGAATCGTAAAGCCCCATCTCAGAAATTTCTTTACCTGTAAGTTCTCCCTTGTCCAGGATCCCGCTGTACCGGCATGTCGTCTCATCCTCAACCGGATACATATGGCCGGAAATATTCTTTTTTAACAGCTCGTTATATAACGATATTTCGTTTCCTGTCGTTGCCTTTGGTACTCCATCCTCCGTAACGCCCCCGTCTCCCCATGCGATCTGTGTGATCGGAGGCAGGGTAATATCCCCGGCATGTGCCTTACACAGTTTCTTCCTTCCAATAACCGTAATAATTCCCTTTGAATCTGCCATATGTTATCTCCTTCCTTCATCACAAAACCGTTCTTCCGCCATTCAGCTTCCGGCTTCCATCTAACTTCCAGATCCCGTCCAGTATATTGACCGTCATAACCTCCAGCTTCCCCACGGATATTTCCTGTACGGCCTTTCCCTGGATCCTGGCACATGTCTTCAGCTCCACTGGTTCCGGGATCCGGGATTCAAGCAATACCACCGTTTCCGCCCCGGCCCGGACAGTCCCGATGGCCATTCCCTCAAAACAAACGGTCTGGCCATATCGGACCGGCTCTGGAATCTGAACCAGAACGGTCCCGTGGACCGGGTACAGGTCCACGAAATGGTCTGCCCGGTATCCGTTCAGCTTCCGGCTCCCATCCAGATCCCATGTCCTGTCCAGATACAGCACCTCCAGGTTCTGCCTGGGCCAGAAGGTCATCTGCAGCGTTACTGCATTCTGATAACAGACGCAGACCTGATACCAGGACTGGATAACCCAGGCAAAATACTCCAGCCATGACCGGACGTTTTTATAAGCCAGGATCTGCTGCTTTACCTCCTCCCCATAGCCCAGAGGGATCTCATGGCTTTCTGCATACACATAGGCCCGGAAATAATACGGCTTACCGCCGTAGGAAAACCACTCCTCCGTTTTCCCTCCATCAAACACAGTACCCAGATACTCCCGGATCACGGACGGGGTCCCTGCCTGCATATACCATGGAATAGTCTGCCGGATCAGCTCCCTTTTTGTATCCTGCGGAAGATCTTCCCTGTAATACTGGGTTTTTAATTCCACCGCAAGCAGATCCAGGATCTCATCCGGAAGCATATCTATGGATGCATGTCCGGAAACCCTGCCTGTATACGGAAGCATTCTGTGAAATGCATTTCCCATAGCAGTACTGAAGGCTCTGGTTTCTTCTGCCTTCAGACTGTCCGGGATCAGATCCCATGGAAACGTGCTCCATATATCACTCATCCTGCACCCCTCCGTATGCCAGATTCACCCCGGATGCGACCGCAACGCTGGCCCCTTCCATCTTCTGGAATCCCGGGGATTTCAGATCCACCCACTTAGCTCCTGCGGCAACCAGTCCATAGATCAGCCTAGAGGGATTGATATCCCTGGCGATGGCGCTTTTCTGCCAGCGGATAAATTCATCCCGCGCCGCCTCCACCTGTTTCTGGATCACTGCCGCCATCTCCTGCCGGTCCCGGCTGATGTAGTATGTGCCTTCAATGGTGTATTCCACCGTCTGCGGTGCCTTTACCACCACATGATCCGTCAGGGGCCGCCTTGTCTCATCATCCAGAAAGTCCTGAAGACCGGAAATAAATTCCTCTCCAGGCAGCTCCCCGTCCTCCAAAAGGACATATATGTCCACCTCCCCTGGTGATTCTGACGTGACAAAACAGTCTTGTACCAGCTGGCTGTAAGATCTGACCCAGAATCTGTACGCACCTTCCGGTCCCGCCACCGAATATCCCTGGGGTGCCAGGTATACACGCTCCGCCAGGGCATCATCGTCCTCCCGGTCTGTTCCTCCGGCTGTTTCCGTCAGATTTTCGATCCGGTCCACATAATTGACCGGATCCACCAGCACATTGATCTCGCCGGGAAGATATCCGTTCCCAGCAGTGCCGGTGCTTAAGCACACCGCCGGAACGTCCACAGTCTCCTCTCCCACCGGTATCTCCGCGTACAGGGTCGTGGCAAAGAACAGGTCGCCCGCCCTGGCCCGGGTCCCCTTTGGAATACCGATCACCTCTTTCTGGGCCTTTGAGAGCGTAAACCGGAACGTCGTGGACGCTGGCTGCGGCTCCAGTCTCCGGATTCTTTTAAGGCTTGCCAGCTGGTCCAGATATTCTCCTGTACTGTACTTTAAAAGCCCCATCTTCCCACTATGGTCCACATATTGATATCCCTGATAGATCATCATTGCACAGGTATACAAAAGCATCCGCATGGGATCCGCTTTTCCCAGCACAGCATCTTTTCCGGTTTCTTCCCTGTATGCGTTCTGGTAATCCTGTATCACCGATGCCAGAAAGTCAGAAAAACCCAGATGGTCAATAAAGCTGACTTCTGGATAACTCTCCAGCTCCGTTCTGATTCCGTCCACGGTCCGTCCCCTCCTTTCTGTGACAGAAAATCCGGGGCTTCACTCCTCCCGGCTCCCGGATGAAATCGATCCTGTCGATCTCCAGCTCCGGAAGATACTTTTCTGTTTTTATCTCCACCTCCATCCGGAACATGACCTCGGCAGCCTCCGGCGGCCCATCCAGACACGACCAGTCAATTCCAAGATCCCTGTCCACAGGCTGGCTGCCGGCCCTGGTGGCCAGAAGGACCCGGAAATCCCTCTGGAGCCTCTCATCCTCCTGGAGATCTCCCTGGAATAAAATTTCATAATTCATGTGATAACCTCCGCCACGTACTCCTTAAGAGTCAGTGATGTTTCCGCCTGGACAAGTTCCCCATGTGCATATACCCGGTTCCAGGCCTCGCTGCTCTTTGTAAGCACCCACTGGTTCTGTCCGATCCTTCTGGGACCTATAAGAAGAACAGCCGGAGTCCCCGATTCCACCATACGGGCCATCAGCTCCAGGAGCTGCCGGGGTTTCACGCCCAGAGCCGCATTCAGAGTTACATTTAATGTCACTTCCTGGAGCTCCGGCCCCAGAAATACAGACACCGCCTTTCTCCCCAGTACGTCATACTGGGACCATTTCCCGGACACGCTCCGCTGGAGCTTTGAAAAATTCAGCACCTGCCTGTCGCTGACCTGGAAAAGGATTCCTCCCAGCATTCCTATAACAGCCATTCCACCACTCCTTTACAGCGCATCTACCTTCCGTTTCATTTCCAGGATCTCTGCCACGGAAATCTGTCCGGCTGCGCAGCCAAATGCCAGATCCGGAGACTCCAGTAAAAGAGTCCCGGCAGCTAACCTGAGAAAGGATCTTCCATCCCTGGAAAATCCCTTCCGGAACACATCCGTTCCGGAAACAGGAAGCTCCTCATCATTCCAGAAGCCCCCCATCACAATTCCCATGGAACTGTCATTGCTGAGATGAAGGACAAGGACCATGTCGTTGACCTCCGGCATCTGATACTCGTTCCCCATCTTAAAAAACGGCAGCTCCGGCGTCACCTCCCGGTCCCGGTCCGGATACGTGACCCGTACCATTCCCGTATCCTGGTTCACACTGGAAACAAGCCCGACCCTTACAGTATCATCGTTCATGCATTTTCTCCTTCCTGGATCTTAAAAAGCGTCAGATTCATCATATACTGGCTGCTGCTCATGGAATGGGTTGCCTTATTGACCAGGTATTTTCCATCCGGTTTTCCGAATCCGGAAACCATCAGCACACTGCCCGAAACATATTTAAGATCCGGCATCATCCGTACCGTCATGACCGTTCCCTTCCGGTTGGCCATCCGCATGGCCGCCAGTCCCAGCCGTTCTGCATCCGCCTCACTCTCCGCCTTTTCGTTGGAGTAGTACAGCCGCTCTTCGCTCCCCACGGTAATCTCCACGGTTTTTCTTTTTTTAGGGGGCGTATAGCTGATCCTGGCTCCGGTATAGGTCCCGTGAACCGTACTTTTATACGTCCATGAAAGCCCCGGAGTCTGCGGCGTGATGATTCCTGACGGCTCCCTTTTTTCATAATTTTCATAAGAAAACACGATCAGACGCCGGTTATAGATCTTTAAGATCAGTCCGTACCGGCTGCACAGCTCCTTTAAAAATTCACTGTCCGGCCTCTTATTCTGCTCCATCCGTTTTATAGTGATCTCATCGGCATCATACACACATTCCAGACCATACCGGGAAGCGATCTCCCCCGCTACCTGGCAGATCGTCACCGATTCCCAGGTCTGTGACCGCTTCGTCTCTGTAAAAGCTGTATCCGCCGGTGCAGAGACTGCCTCCAGCTGGAGCTTCCCTGGATATCCGGACAGGGAGAACGTATCCAGGAGCAGTTCTCCACAATTTAATTCCGGGATCCGGTCTTTTCCCCAATTTTCCAGACAGATCACAGGATCAATGCGGTCTCCGGTCCTGGGAGTCCAGGCACCGGCCCATCTCCCCCGGTCGTCTTTTAGTGTAATGGAAGCCGAATCGGATTCTTCCAGGGCGTCTGAGTACGAAAAATCCAGAAGGTCCGCTGTGATCTCGTCTGCTGCATCCGCCCCGTTATAGGTAAGGCGGATCCCGAATTTTCTGGGCCTCATTTCCATTACTTACCTCCTCCAGGGCGGCAGATCCATGGACCCTGATCCTGGCTTCTCCGGAACCAGAAGCTCCACTCCGGCCGGGAATATGAGATATTCCAGGCACTCCGGGTTTCCTTCCATCAGAAGGTCCAGATACCGCTCATCCCCGTAAAATCTCCTGGCGATCCTGTCCCAGGTATCTCCCTGGATAGTTCTGTATTTTTCCATAAGCTCTTAAAATGCCACCCGCCTTCTCTCAAACAGGAATCGGTCGATATGTTCCAGAAACTCCTCATAGCTGCTCCGGTTGGCTGCCTCCACATCTTCCTTCTTTACATCTCCATAAAAATTCTGGACCGGTGCGAATGCGGCCATCAGCCCTCCGGCAATGCCCTGGGGCCCCGTTTCCAGAGCGGCCGCTGGTCCAGCCGTAATCTCCCGGTAGTAATTCCTATAGCTGTTCCCCTGGCTTTCCTGGTACACTCCCAGAAGCTTCCCGGCCTGGGCCCACAGCCCCCGGGCATGATCTGTATCCTCGATGGGAATGGCCATCTCCGGCCCCTCCTCTGCAAAGTACGACAGAGTCGGCTGCTCGATCAGTCCACCGCGGGCATGATGGGCAATGGCTCTGGCATTCAGTACTGTCCGCTCCAGGGATGCAGCCGCAGGCCGGCTTCCGGATGCACCCAGATCCACATTTATCTTTCCATCAATGTTCATTCCGCGGATCATCCGGTTGGTATAGTCTTCCATCTGCTTTACAGCATCCGTAATCTTCGCCTGGTTTTCCGGATCCTGGATCCCCCTCGCCACCGCCTCCGGAACCTTTCCGCCCTGTTCTGCGCTGACCCTTACGATCTCTGCCGCCTCCGGGCTGGCTGCCACATGATCCGCTGTCACCTCCATGATCGCATCCACATTCCCGGCGATCAGCCCCAGATCCGCACTTTCTGATATGGCCTCAGTCAGAGCCGCCGGGATTTCCATGCCGCTTTCCGCCAGGGTGTTTTTCAATTCA